CAGCCAGAGATTATTTCAACGTGTTAAATTCACTTTTAAACACTGCTGTCCGCTATGATTTAATTTCTTTTAATCCAATTAATAAATTGTCCGCAAAGATTTCTAAACCTCAATCAAAAAGAACTTTCCTGGTTCTTGAGGAGCTACAGGAATTGGATAATTATGACTGTCCACACGCTGACACCAAGAAAGCATTTATGTTTTGCTGTTTTTCCGGATTGAGATATTCCGATGTGAAAGCTCTTAAATGGTCACAAATCCATAAAGAGGGAGAGAAATATTATTTTTACTTTACTCAACAAAAAACGAACGAACCGGAGCGAATGCCACTTGCAGAACAAGCTATGAAGTATTTAAGTAATAGAGGGAAAGCAGATAATTTGGTTTTTAAAATGGTAAACAATAGCTCAACAAATGGATATTTGCGTAAATGGCTCAAAACGATAAATGAAGGATTACAAAAACAGGGCAGGCAAACCATTTCAAAAAGGATTACATTCCATGTTGCCAGACACACTTTCGCAACAATGGCGTTAAATCTTGGGATTGAATTAAAAGCAGTCTCCACACTTCTTGGGCATAAGGACATTAACACGACACAGATTTACGCCAAAATTATTGATAAAACCAAAGAAGAGGCGGTTGCGAAATTCCCGACTTTTTAAACGTCTCCCGATACATTTTCTCTTCCGGAGTTACCTTTGACTGGTCCCAAGTAAAGCCCGAATTTGTTCAGTGCTTCTTCGAGTTTATTGGCTTCATCTACTTTTAGCTCCGAATCACGCAGGAGCCGCATATCGATTGCCGAATAAGATAAATCTGTTTCTCCGACAAGGACTGTAAGATTTATTAGTTTTGTTGTTTTTGTTATTTCTTTTAATTTTTTTATGCCCAGCATTTCAATCTCCATAACATTCTGAAAATTCTTTTTCTTTAAATAAATCCGCCAAGCCGGATATTTGTTTGAGTCTTAGTATTTCGTCGGCATCCATACCGATATGTTTCATTATCCACGCATCAGACATACCGGCTTTCGTTAGTTCACTTACGATATTAACCATTAAATCAATATCATGGCTACCTCTCGCTCTATTATGTCTAATTGTGGAAGCCATCCTGTTAGATAAATCCTTTTGAATTACAACCACAGGCAATAATCCTTTTTCCCTTTCGTAAATCCGACGGGAAAATTTCTTGGATTCGGGATTCATCAGAGAATACCGGTGATAACCGTCAACTATTTCATAATGTCCGTTCATCTGATAGACTACACAAGGCATAGTAAACCCATCTTCCCATACACTCAATTCGAGCAATTTCATCTCCGGAGGTGCCACGGCATTGGGATTGTAACTGTTAGCTCTTATTTGCTCAATCGGAACTGCAATCACATTGTAAATCGGACTTTTCATAATAATGCCTGATATTTTTCCATAATATTTTTTCTCCCTGCCATTTCATTTTTAGTTAAGGCAAAACCCATGTATTTACATAAATGGTCGTTTTTCATTATGCAAATACACATTCTTTTAAAGGTTGGTATCTCCTTTGCTTCGGCTATATCAATTTCGTCAATATATTCCATTAGTACAGGATGTTTCGATGTCTGATAATTTGTCGTATCAAGAATTTTAATTTTAATGCCTGATTTTTTTAGCTTAAGAATAGTCTCATCAGAAAGTACACCTCCTTTTTCTCGCCAAAACTTGATTGAAGTTGATAATTTTTCTAAGTAATTTGCTCTCGTTCCTTCGGGTAAAGTTGACAGAAGAAAGTGCATATAAGATTCCCAAGTATGACCTTCAGGAAGCTTGATTGCGTTCCATCCCATAGCAGTTGTCCCGCCATAAATTCCTGCGAAATTTACTCCATTTACACGTCCCACCATCTTTGCCCAATTATTCGGGTCAATAACTCGATAAAGTTTTAATGAATTGATAGCCCAATCATTAAAAGGACTTGCGACCCTCATTTTCTCGATAGATAAACCTGCTTTATGGAATAAGTCATAAAGTCGATTATACTCCCATCCAAACTTAGCGTTTGCCGTCCAAATGTCTTCTGTGCGCCAATCATATATAGGATAAGCATTGTAAACATTCGTAGCTATTTTTTTCGTCCAATTGATACCGTTGAATTTTTTATAATTTTTATCGCTATAAATGGCTCTCCAGCGATTAAGAGATTCTTGTGTTCTGATTCCGACCAAAGCTATAGTCCGTTTCGCTCTATTTTTTTTATGATTCCATAAACTGAATTTTTCTTGAAATTCATAATCAGTCATTCCTGTTTTGAAAAAATCAAAATCGTGATTTTTAATATTAATCGAATTTTCGGGTAGATTCCGTACCCAAATATCTCTTTTATCTTCTTCCCATGGAGTCCAGTAGGTTTGATGCATTGATGTTGCACAATAAGCCCTAATCGGCAAACAAATATGATAAGGTTCTATTATGTCTAAATTCTCCGACAATGTCTGAGCGGCATAATCTGTTGTCATCTGATATTGAGCTTCATAATCCAAATGGAACACACCGATTTCTCGATTGAGTTTGTTTCTTCTCATGTAGTCGATGCACAGATTCAGCATAACTCCACTGTCTTTCCCTCCGGAGAAAGAGACATAAATATTATCAAAATTCTCAAAAATTATTTTTAATCGGCTTTGAGTTGCTTCGTAAACATTCATAATTCCTTCCTTAACTCTACCATTGATTTTGATTTAAAATATTGAAGCAAATCCGTTTTCGTTTCGATATTTTTATTTATCATTTTTTCCAAACCAACATTTCCCGTCATGTCATAATAAATACAATCCTTGTTTTGCCCTGTTCGGTAGGTTCTATGGCTCGCTTGTATCCGTTGAGCATAGTCGAAAGTCTTATCAAAGTAAACCGTTACATTGTAATCCTGCAAATTTAGCCCAAATGAATGTTTGCCATAAGTCAGAATTGTTGCTTTCGGAAATTCCTTCCTGCATAATCCAGCACTCGAAATAAATTTACAGTAAATCAATACTTGCTCATTCCGGTTAATTATTTCCCTTGTTAATTTCAATTTCTCATCCGAGCAGCAATAGGTATGCTGCATTTTTTGCGTCATTTCGATAAAAATATTATTGTTCAAAGCCTGCATCATTTCGGAATCCAAGTATTTCTTTTTGAGCAATTCATATTCTTCTATCATTTCGCTGTCAATCTCATAATCAAGATTAATGTATTGTTGTTTAATTTGAAGTTCCAAATCACACTCATAAACATAATGCTTAATAAGTGAATAAAGATAATCAACATTGTGATATTGAACAATCCATTCCCTGTTAATAGTATGATTTCCAATTCGTTTAGTCCATCGCACCCATTCGCAGAAGGTATTGTAGAATTGTCTTTGTGTCAATTTCAAAATTTTTGGACTTAAAAATTCCATCTGTGCCCATATATCCAACAAATTCCGAGATAAAGGCGTCCCATTTAAAATCAACCTAAATGAAGCTAATTTCCCCAATTCAATTATTCGCCGTGTTCGTTTGGCACCCCAATTCTTAATTTTAAGCGATTCGTCGCAAATTATGAATGAAATTCCTGATTTTAGTTTATTCCATAACTCAAGGTAAGTCCGGTCAGACGAAGATAATGTTTCAATCCCGATAATATCACAATCCAAACCGCCATATTTATTCAATTCATTCCGAAGGCTTAACTTGGTTTGAAATGGTGTGAGCCAGAGAATGTAATTCAAATCCGGGACACTTTTCACCAGATGAAAAGCCGATAGAGTTTTTCCAGTGCCCGGCTCCATAAACAAAGCACCGACTTTGAATTTATTCAACTTTTCGATAGCTTCGGTTTGATTAGCGGATAAGATTTGCATCAGGAATAATTTCTTTGTTGATTATTATTTCAGGAATGTGTTGAGTAATTGTAATTCGTGGTAACATATCGCCGGAGTCTTTGTCGAAATATGCAACCTTCTTATTTGAATATTGCAATGATTTTTGTTCAAGAATCCATTCGCTGATCCAATAAGCATCTGATTTACCAACTTCTGTATCTTGCCCGTAAATTTGACTTTTTGGGATTAATGATTCAGAGCCGTTAAATCCTCTGACCAAACAACATTTATCGGATATATCTCTTACAGATTCAACTCGAACCGAATAGCATTTGATTTTCATCTGCAGTCTTTTTTAATAATTGTACAATTATTGAAACAAGTTAAACCGGATATTTTTCCACCGATTAATATCTGCCGATTAAATTCAATTACATCGTAGCTGCAATTGAACCCTTGCTGAATTTTAAAATTCACAATTTGTATTGCCTCATCCTGATTTAAATACATTTCAGTTAGTGGCACCCAATTATCTGCTCTCTTATTGGTGATACTGAATCTGTCTGTAAATTCCCAAAGAATAAGAATATCGTTATCTTCTGGCTTATCGGCAAGCGAAGAGATCCGTTTCAGATCGTACATTTCACGTTGAGTTGCGATTATTAAATTTTCAGTTATAGTTTCCATTTTAATTCCTTTAAAATTTGTTTGATTTGACATAAGAATCTGTCTTAACGACTTGGTGCCCATTTGCCTTTAATGCCTTAATTTCTTTGGATTCGAGACGTCCTTCATAAATTAATTTGTCGTCTTTGTAAAGTTTGTAAATTGCTTCTGTTTTCATTTTTTTTTTCTTTCTTAAAAATTATTTAAGGAGCAGTTTAATGACTTGCTCAGGTCAGGTGGTTAAAATTGATTTCTTAAAGACTTTGCGTTATCCCATGCAACTAACATTGAATTATATTGATTTCTGACATTTAAATGCATATTGTCGGTATTGTAATTATATTTGTGGTTTAATACCTGTATCCTTTTTTCAGTGCTAACCATAAAACCGGTTAATTCTCTTTTTGTTGTTTGCACTGTTTTCATTTTTTTCTCCTAAAATTAAAAATTGAATGATATTGCTGCGTAATTGTATTGTTGTTTGAATTCTTGTCTTTTTTTATCCAAGAACCATTTAAC